GCGGATGCAGCACCGAAAGCTCCTGAAATTAATGCTGGAAGAAGGGTAGCAAGGATAGCGGCCATAGATTACCTATTTTTCTTTATGTTAACATTAAAAGAATTAATTGACACGCTGGTGTAGCTCAATGGTAGAGCAATGGTTTTGTAAACCATCGGTTCTGGGTTCGATTCCTAGTACCAGCAATGCTTGATTAGCTCAGTGGCAGAGCAGTGCCCTGTTAAGGCATTTGTCGAAGGTTCGACCCCTTCATCAAGCGTTAATTTAGCAAATATTCCAAAACCACAATCGCACTTGTGATATTCGGAGCTGCTGCTCCATTAATAATTGTGATATTTGTCGCATCGACTTTGATTTCGATTTGTTGATTTACTGCTGTTACACTCGAATATGGAATTGGTCGATAGTCTACAACATTCGTTATTGCCGTTCCATAAATATGGGTAAAAGCTACAATTCCAGTTATTCCATGAGCAGTGGTTGATGTAGCCCCAGCAGCAATTGCTCCAATTTCAAATACTTTCCGAAATGTCTGTCTTTTCTTTTGAGGATCTCCAGTTGTAAACCAGAGTTCACCTGTAAGAAATTCTTCCAAATCAAATATCCCAATTTGACGAACATTCACATTACTTGCGATATCTCGATAAAGAGCTAAGAATTTAACTCTAAATTCATCAAATTCATCAGGAAAAAAAACACTTGTCTGTAAATAAGGAGCTAGCGAATTGGAAGGATCAAAGGTCATATGAAATTCTTCCAGTTGGGGAAACGTAATAGATCAGACCATGAATTGTAATGTCTGAAGTTGCAATGCTCAAATCTCTCATTTGGGTATCATCTAAAGTGAAAAGATTCTGTACAAATGATCCATATGAATTTGTATAAACACGATGCCAAATCTTATTTTGCTGCAATCCGAAATTGGTACTTGGACTTGGAGTTTGATAAGTCGGCATAGGCTCTGGAGCTGTTGAAATTGTGACTGTTTCAACTGGATTTGAGGTGTTGTCATCTGTGAAAAATTGAGCTGTAATTTCACCATCAGAAGTACGATCCATGTATATTTCGATGTAATTGATACGCATCGATTTTCCATCTTGAAATGATGGGTTAAATTCTTTCGTTTTAATCGCAATATTTGGAATATGCGTAATCACTCCGCCTCCTGTATATGTCCCAGACCAGACATCCAAAAGAGGATTTACGGGGACTGCGACAAATGTATCGACAGCAGCTTGGCTAACTTTATAAATAACATCATTTGGGGTGCCACCTGTATTGGTGCTAGTAATCCCTTCGATTCCTGTGAACATAACATATTGATTATTAGTAAAGTTATGATCAGGAGCAAAAATTGTATATGTCGCCGCTGTAATATTCGAAATAGGTATGCTAGGAACATTCTGACCGTTTTTTTGTAGTTGTGAGAAAACCAAAACAAAGCCTCGTTGGTTCCCTCCTATAACATCAGGATATCTTCCTTGAAGAACAGCAGAGTTCCAAGCAACTTGTTTAGATTGCCATGAAACTGGAAGTTGGGCCCAAGTTATATCTGCGAATTTTTGCCAATATCCAAAACATGTGAAACAATCATCGAATTCAGACCATGAACCATCCAAATAATTATAGACGAGGACTTGATTGGGAAATGTCAAATCATAGGTTACTGAATCACCATCTTCATCAATTCGAATTGGATATGCCCAATAAGCTAATTGAGCGTTGTAATCGCGAATACCAGAAACTCTTTTAACACCTTCATTTACGTTTTGAATTTGGAAAACTTCATCAGGAATCTTTTGATCAATTCGAATAACATTCACTGAATCACATGAAATGATTCCGTAATTTCCAACTCCGAAAACGCCTCTATCAAATGGAATAATGCTAAATGTAGATTCTGTGCCAAGTTCTGTGTTAATCTTTTGCCAAATGAAAGGAAGTGTTTCGTTATTCGTATAAACTAGTTGCCAAGTTGATCTTTCAAAATAGACAATTAATGTATCTTTGATGAATTCAGCAGATATTATAGATTCGGCGGTTGGGGCATCAATAAAACCACCCTTACCTACTACATCACTTCTCCAAGCATCTACTTGTGCAGATTGATTTACAGGGAAAAGACTATAAAAAGGAGTGCCGTTTTGTGACCATCTAGCTCTTTGGGCAAACCTAACTTTACCAGCTAAGGTTGTTCCTTCAATGGTATTGAGAACCACAAGTCTATCTTTATATGGTAAAATGATTAAAGCCCCTAACAAATATGTAGGAGTTGAAGTTAACTGTGGATTAAAATTAGCCCATCCTGTGTTCAATGTAACTGATTCAGTTCCATACCAACGAATTCCATCACCCTCAGCTATTACAGTCGAATCTTGAGCTGGATGTAATCCTGCAATGTTATTTGTCGCCCAAAAAGCTTTTCTATAATTAGTAGTCCAAAATTGATCAGAATCTGTTCCAGTCCAAACAAATAAATTAGCTAGAGTTTGAAAATTATTTATTCCAACAAAATCCCCTGTACCATCATCAAATTTATAAGTGTATCTAGTATCAAAGGCTATTAATTGTTCGCTATTAATCGCATCCTGTTCAAGAATTCGCAGTCCCATGACTGGAAGGCCTGGGACATAAATAACAGGTGTTGGGGCAATTACCGGATGGGCAATACTTAATGCCCCAGTTGTTCGATCTAATGTTCCTGAATAAAGTGGATCTGTGCTTATCAATGCAACAGGAGAAGCTCCTCCTGGATCTGTTAAAATGACATTACCAATTCGAAAACTTGCAACCCCTTCTGGAATTGTCAATCCACCAGTTCCATCTAACAAAACTGCAACAAAAGGAGAGGCTCCTGTATTGCCGAGTGACAATTTCAATCTACCATCAGTTCCAACAGCTGTGAAACAAGATCTTCGGACAATTCGGCCACGAAATAGGTAAGCATTTTCCAAAATTGGGAATGAATCATTTTCAACTAGAAAAGATTCTATGTCTTTTCGAATTCCATCTCTTAAATTGACAATTGCGAATGATCCGCTCATTAAGCGAGTACTCCAAAAAATACTGCGCTAAAAGGAAATTGAAATGTGCTTCCATCTTGTGCTCTTGAAGTCCAAGTTACAAATGCAGCATTTCTAGCAGTAATTAAAATACCTGTAGCATTCTTACCAGTTCCATCAATATCTAGGGTGACAATGACTGCGTAATTTCCATTTGTGAAAGGACGTGTGAAATTTACTGTAAAACCACCACCGCCTCCATAAACAACAGAAGATACATTGAAACTGTTAACTAAATTCGTTCCATCATAATAACACCAAGCAGCTGCTGTAACGCCTCCACCTGTTAATTGACTAACCCCGTTATTTGCTGTGCCATGTTGATAGAAAAGCTCGACACCAGTTCCAGAGGTTTTTGTATAAACTGAAGAAATGTTTCCAGCTTGATTTGGATTTGCAATTGGAGCAATTAGAGTTACTTGTTTATGTTGACCCTGGTTGGCTAAAGTACTAAATGGGGTATGGTCTATCCCAAATGCTGTATCAGCTTGAGCAAAGTTGGTCTGAATTTGAGCCTGTGAAGCTGAAATTAGATCATTGGGCTGTGGAATATTTGGATTGAACGTCATGGATCCTCGAAAAGGTTGATATTTACCTCATCGTATCAAATAATTATTTTAACTAGAAACTATTCGAAAGATTACCAAATGGAAATTGTCCAGGACCTTGTTGCTCAGTATAAATAGTCGCAGTCCTTTCGCTTGTTTGCTGAACAATGGTTCTTCTAAGCACCAAATTCATCTGTTCATCTAAAAGGGGTCTGAATTTCGTCATATTTTCGAAATCAGCATTGTCAGCAAAGATTTTATCTGCTGCTCCATAGGCTAGTAATTGCCACCACTCATTTAGCTGTGGATTCAAAGTGCCATCGAAATTTCCAGCATTATCGACATTGAAGCTAATTGGATATCGATAGGCTTCAAATGAAACTGTGTAACCTTGATCAGGAATTGGGTAAAGCAGGATCTGATCTTGGAAAAATACACATGTGGTAGGACGAGATGCTACATAGGGGACGTATTGAACATTGATCGCATTACCTGTTGGAATTGCGGCGGCAAATTGCGTGATTGTAATGGCACCGGTAATATAATTTATTGTTCCTCGATTGACAGAAGGGTCTGTCGAATTATCGGTTGGATCAAATAAATTTCCCTGCCCATCATCAATTAGTGAAATTGAAGGTGAAATTCCAGATGTTGCATCAGGAGCCCCTAAAGCAGAAACCAAAACATTCCAATTAATAAATTTTGCTTCAATGTCTGTGACAGCAGAATTTGAATAAGCTCCAGGTGGATTGGTTTTAAATCCTGGTAAAATGGGAGTTTGAGTTAAAAATTGACCTGTATATGTACCACCACTTCCATCAGTTCCATCACCTGTATATACTTGTTGTTGAAGGAAGTTCAATTGGGGATTAATTCTGAAAAAGTTTTGACGACTTTGCGTCATATAGGATTGATAGCCGCCAATATAAACAGGGGGCATTTCAGTCAAATAAGTGTCAGTTGGAAAATCATAGGCTGGAATATTCGCAGTGCAAACAAATTCGTAATTGTATCGAAGTGAAATCAATTTCAAATGCTCTGGCATGTCGTAGACATAGAATGTGTTTATGTAATTGACAATTTCAGCATCGGAAATTTGGGCATTAGATGGGCGCCCTGTGATTTTTCTAACTTTTGCGATGATATCGCGTAGTGTATTTGGTAAGCCATTTGGCATATTAAGGTCCTCCAATTGGAGTTAATAAATTTTGTTCTGAATTTCTAAGAGTACTTGCAATTTCGCCAACGGCAGTCACTTGAGGGACTTGAACAGTAGATGAAATGAAAAAAGGATCATAAGTTGTGGTATCTGCATCGATACTAAAAGTTGTAGGAGATAGCACTGTGATAGTGTAAATATTTCCAATAAGCTGTTGCATTCCGAAATCGATGTAAAATTCAAATCGGACAATTAAACCTGAATAGTAGCCATGAGCCGATGCGGTCGTGACTACCCCAGGATTTGCGTTTGTAATCGCAGTTATAGAATTGCGGACTGACTTCCAAATCGGAGTGGCCACTTAAATAGCTCCACCCATATATTCGAAATTAAAACCATATCGTTTGACACGTTTTGTAATTCCGGATTTTGGAAGCACTTCTGCGCCAGTATCTATTCCTTGTTTTAGATCATCAGATCCTTCCATTTTCCAACCATGAACGCCATATTGGCATGTTCCGATGATTTGGTTTTCCCTGGGTTTCGTATCTAAAACTGCTGCTGAAACATCAGTTCCATTTAAAAATCTAGCAACGTAAAGAGGGATTTCATACATTTCTCCATCTTTCATAGTCTTTGTAAAGACAGGGACTCCAGGATATTTCCTAACTGTTACAGTCGTAGATGCACCTGGTGTTTCAAAACAAATAAAAGTTCCACGCACAATCTTTGTCTCTTCAGCAATCAATTCTTTAATTTTGTCTTTAGTTAATTCTCGTGCTTCTTTAGAAACATGAGTGCCATTTGGTGTTCCGACAGATGCAGCAATATTTAAATTTTTTGCCATTTCTTTCCTTTAAGTAAAGCCCCTCCGAAGAGGGGCAAAGTTTAATTAAATCGACGTCGCTTTATTAGCAAACCATTGATAAGTCTCGCCTTCCGTTTGGACGGTAGAGCCGATCAAGACGCCAGTAATAGAAACGTTTCTTGTTCTATCATCGAGCAAGTTACCATATGGCTGTGAGATGCTATTGATAGCAGCTTCGCCAACTGGAACGACTTGAGGGAATGATACGCCAGCAGCAGCAACAGCAGATGTTGGGAAAGCAAAAGCTGAGAAGCTTGAGCTATCAATATCAACTGTGATGGTATTGGTTGAACCTGTTGTTACAGCAACAATGACTCCAAGTAGCCCGTCAATCTCGACCATGCCAAAAGCATCAGGTACGACGATACGAACTTCTTGTCCGACTGTATATCCGTGAGTGACTGACATTGTAATTACGGCTTGTGAAGCTTGTGTAATTGCAGTGATCAATCTAACTCTTGGATAATAACGATCAGTTGCATTGATAATACGGAAAGTACCTGCAGTAGCATCAGCAGCAAAGCCAGTGTTATCCAAATATTTTAATTGGAAACTTGTACTTGCTACGATTGTACCGACTGTAAAATCCCATCCTGCAATTTGGAGCATTCCGGTTGTACCAAACATTCTAACGACTGTAGATCCAGCAACTAAATTCGTTGTTGTCGCAGTATCTGCAACAGCAGGATTAGCTCTGTTAACTTCAGTTCCGTTGAGGGCTGTGGATGGTCCAATGTTTAATAGCGCGCTATCAGCAATGAAAGTAAAACCACCTGTAGTAGTTGTAGTTTCAAGGTCTAATGTTGCAGCGCCGTTTGTTTTTGTATTGTAATAAGCAGAACCAGCAGCCATTAAGGATGACCCTTCTGCTCTCATTACTGGTGTAGCTGCAGCAGCTGAACCGATACTACTGAGGTTAATCATTCTAAAATCAGAGTATCCTGAAGGAATGCTGATCATCAGCGGATTTCCGTCAGATTCAAAACTGCCTGTTACTTGTGCGTTGACTGGTGAACTCATGTTTTTTCTCCTTATGCCAGCGTCACACGTAGGTTAAATACCCACGTATCGTTTAAGATTCTTGGTACTTCAGCGAATTTGTATCCAACAGAAGCATTGAGTGCTAATGGTGAATCATAAATAGGCGGACGATAGATGAAAGAAGCGCTATATCCGTCTTGTTCGATAGCAGCAAAAGCTTCGCGACCGACGCAGAAAACGTTATAGACTGTTGCACCTAATAATGAGGCATTTGGAGTTGTGCTACCAATTGAAGACAAAAGGAAGCGGATATTGGCTACAGTTCCCCACTCTGAATCCAGAGTTGAAGATTGGTTTGGATAGTTCCATTTTTGGATGAATCCATTAACGTTATCCAATTGACCAATAAGGTCTGTATGGCCAAGACCAAAGTACGCATCACGTACTGGTGCTGTACCAAATTTGTTTTCGCCTTCAACACCTGTCATAAATGAATAGGCATTGTTTCCACGGAGAGTTCTAACAACTACATCGATATCAGAACGTGTAATTTCAGTTGGGTTATCTCCGTTTGTTCCGCCAACAGCATTAATAAAGGACGCAGTTGATGCAAGCATAGAGCTCATCAATTGGTCTTCTGTTTGCCGAAGTGAAACGCCTAAACGTTGAGTAGCTTCATTCAAGACTGGGTCTTGGTTCTGAAGAGTAACTTGTTCGTTAAGGAGAATGTAAGTTCCATAGAAGTCCATTTGGGCATCTATGTTTACAGCAGTTAATTGTTGGGGAGGTGGTGTAATTCCACTGTTCCCAAGCGGTACTGGCGCAGTTGCCAGAGGATTATAGCGTCTCATTCTCAGCGTAGTACCACCGTTTCTTGGCATGGCCTTCAAATCCGCAGGGATTTTATGGATCATGTAAGGAACTGGTACGCTCAGCAATTTAAAGCTGAACGATTGTTGTACTGGCGCAGGAAGAGTACTTGTTGTCGTTACTGACATAAGTCATGTTCCTTTGTTAGGAACCAAACTTTAATATCCTTTTCGCGCCTTCTGCATTTCCTCATAGAGACTCTTTTTGAGCTCAGGAGTAAGACCATTTTCAAACATATGAGCGTTGCCGATGGCACTAGATTTAGTTACTGCGTTAACAGACAGAGGTTTTTGTGAATTAGCTACAGCTTTCTGCTTTTCTTTGACAGGTTCTTTAGCCACTTCTTCTCCAATTCCTAGACGTTTTAGTAACTTATAGGCCGCAACACCCTGACTGTATTGGTCAGTATTTTGCGCTAAGGACATTGCAAGTTCTGGTTCGGTTTCTTTTAATAATTCAATATTTTCTCTTGTAACCACTTGATTGAAGTCTTGGAATTTCGAAGAAAGCCTATCTTCTACAGTTGCGTTTTCACGCTCTTTGATGACTCTTGAGGCAATTTCTTCGGCCATTTTTGCGGCCAGCTTTTTTGCTTGGCCTTTAGTGACGATATCTTCGTCGCCGAGTTTGTCTAGTTCATCATCCTGAGGAGCCCTCATAGGGCTTTTCAACTGAGTTATAAGCTCTTCTTGTTCTTTAGCTCTTCGTTCAAGTTCTTGCATTTTGCGTCGGGTCTCTTTCCAGTTGCGATCTTGGTCTTCCGACTTCTTCGCAAAGGTTTCGGCCTTCTGCATTTCTTCTGCACTTTCTGTCGATTCGGTTGTGGGGGCAACCACGGCCACTTCTGGCTCTACACCCTCATTTGTTTCATCTGGCATGTGCATTCCTTTGAGATGGCGAGTCTCTTTTCTGCCTATAAGAGAAGCTGATAACCTTACGCAGGCTTAGCGCGAAACTGGGTAGTCCCAGGAACTATCAACCTCAAATTTTAATTTGATACATTGGGCATAATCATGTCAAATTATTTTTACATATATAAGTTAATAGGGTAGGATTGTTAAGATCGCTCAGAGGTTAATATGAATTGGAAAACACTTGATGAATTACCAGAAAATGGATCTTTAGTTTGGGTTAAATTACGTAATGAAACACCTATAGTTAGACTATATCAAAACGATTCCTTTGGATTAGGAGATCGAGATTATGAGGTTATTGGATGGGCTAATTATCAGGGTCAACTGGTTTATGATCAAGAACGCCATGATTATACGCCACGATCCATTCGACGAGTTTCGGATCATAGCAATCAGCATTCTTTAGAATGGTCTTTGCGTCTTGTGCATTAGGAAGCGTATAGACAAGGGTCATTGTCCCTTTATCGCTATCTACTTCATATAGGTCATGGTCTGCATGAGGCCATTCATTTCTTAAAAAACTGGCAAACGGTTTCGTCTGACGTGCGATATATTTATGATGAAGGACATTTGAAACAGTTCCCGCAATCGTCTCTTTTTTCCTTTGAACGACAATATAAAAAGGGGCTTCGTAGTCTTTACAGCCCTTATCTACTGCTTTCATGAGCTCCTCAAAATACATAGGAGTCATTGCTTCAATTGTCTCTTCTACCGTCTGTATAGGTTGATTGTCTTTTGATAAGATATCATAGACAGCTTGCCCGAGTTTTGCGGGATTTTTTTTGATTTTTTCGCGAGGAGTTATTAACTGGGATTGCAGTTTTTTTATGACCATAATCCCACCCTATCAAATGAAATTATTTTTTATCAACGTTAGGTTTCGTTTGAGGTGTTACTACCCATTCCCACCAGCTTTTAGGAGGATCTTTAGGTTTCTCTTTTGGTTTTTCCTCTTCAACTACTGGCACAGGTGGATTTTCTATGACGAAATTAGCAGGATCGAATTGAACAGGTGTTAAAACAACAGGTGCAGGTGTTGGCATAAGGTATCCAACAGATCTATCGACGAACTTCTCAACTTCTTTTTTCTCTGAAGTGTAGTAAAAGCGATGAGATTTTTTCAGCTTCTGATTGATCAATGTAGTCGCTCCACCAAAATGGTAACCAATTGAAAAAGCAATTCCTTTACGAACACTAGGCTCACAATAAGGGGTTACAGAAAGCTGGATGTTGTCAAAAAGAAATGCGCTAATTGTTCCACCGTACCCGACTCGCTTTGTTTGGTGGTTGAAATTCGTAGTAAGACTAAATTCGTATTTCTTTGTAGGCCTATAAGATAAGGTGATTTCAGATACATCATGAAACAAGTATTTATTATCTTTGAATTCTACGCTAGTTTTAACTGGGATGTATCGATTGTATACTAAGGTGAAGTGGTCAAAAAAAATCTCAACACCAGGAATCAACTGATGATTATAAAATCCCCAAGAATTGTGATTGCCATAGACAAAATTGCTTCCAAAGCCGAAATTATCGAAGAACCTACGATAACCGACTCCTACCTCATGATGGAACACTTTATGCGAATAGGGATGAGTTAAACCATGTAAAATAATTATGTTATCATCATCAAGCTCTAAAGTTGACTGATGTTCAAGGCTCAGGCTAAACTTAGGCGTAGAAAATGGATACCTGGCATCAACGTTAAATCCAACAGAAGGCTCATGGTAGTTAGCAGAAAGCGAAACTAGACTTAAAATTCCGATAGCGAGTGTTTTTTTCATGATGTTCCTATATTAGTCGTAAAACTCTGAAAATCCCCAGTGAAGCTTATCATCATATTCTTCTAGAGACATCCCAAGTTGACTGGCTCTTTTTTCTCTTACTTCTCTAGCGACTGATTCATATTCTCTAAACTCAGGATGAAGAAGAAGAGATTGTTTGACGCCTTCCCAAGAAGTAGTCAAGTTAGCAACTCTTCATTTTCTTTTTTCCAGCTTCGACAAACTTGTCGCGCTTCTTATCCATCTTTTCTAAAGATTTCAGGCTCTTTTCAGTGCCTTTTACCTTTTTCTCGATCTTTCTGATGACTTTGTCCATGTGAACCTAATGTTGTAAAAAGGGAATTTGGTTTTTTACTTTTTCTTTCTTGCTTTTAGAACCAGGAACCTCAACACCCTTATTTTTAAGAACTGTGGCTGCGATCTTTCCAGCTTTTCCTTTTGGTCTGATCATAGCCATATATTAAGGGTACTCTTGTTCGTTTTTATACCATTTGTTCTCATGAATGCCCGATTCATCTTCCAAACCACAAGAAAAATCATTGATCACTCCGCTTCTCTTATTATGAGAGCGTGAGAAATTTTTGATCATGGGCTCAGATGGCATATTAGCAAAATCCTCGTTGCCCATTCGGACAACAGGTTCATTTTGCGTTTTAAAATCATAGTTCTTTGTCTCACCAAACTCTTTATGATCTTTTTGCACGTTGTAGCGCTTAACAAAACCATTACGATGTTTAGCCACAAGGACTCCTAGTGTTGGTTAGACATATGACTACGAGCGCGTCCATCAGAACGTCTGTTTTCTTCGTCTATACGTGTCATTGTATCGTTTTGTACTGTTGGGCCATATTGAATAGCTGAAGGATATTCGTCCATTTCAACTTCTGTAGGCATATTGGCAAACTTACCTTGACCCCAAGGCTTTTCTTCTTTTTCTGACATTCCGTGCATTTTAGCTTTACCCATATGACAATCTCCTGTGTATAGGTGGTTTTAAGCTCACTATACAGGATATATAAAAATATTTTTAGTCTTTTTTTGGAAATAAGAATAAGTTACGATGTTATTTTTGAATTCTAACCAAGAAAGGAGACATATGAATAAGCTAATTTTGTCCAATATTGTATTTTTGCTACCCCTGATTTTGTTAGCTGATAATGGTGCTTGTCAACCACCTCAAAAGATGCCTGATGGAAGGCCAGCACCAGCAGCTTCATACGCTAAAATTAAAGATCAACCTTCTATTTGTTATGGCGATCTTCAACCAGAAGCTAAAGAGCATTTCGAGCATCGTTTGAATTTCGGACTCATGAATTTAGGCTATGAAAGAATTATGCCAAATTCAACTTATGTTGGAGCAGATGTTAAGCTGACACCTTTTTATAATTTCGATTCTGGTGAAAAAGACACTCTAAATTATTTCATTAATGGTGAATTAAGAATGGGGTATAACAACGCATTCACTTCAAAAGATACCTTAATTCCTTATGCTGGAATTGGGTTTTCAGTATTTAAGTTTGAGAAAAAGGAAGGAAAGATTCGAGATTGGAATTATGCAACAGCAGGGTTCAAATATCTCCATCAATTTGGAGAAATATTTGAAATGGGGATAAATATTAAAGCTTATCGAAGCATTCAGGAAAAAATAGCGTCTGTAGTGAAGCCAAAAAAGACAAAACAACCGGTGGCAATTATAATTAATAACAACAACGAAAAACTAAAAGACACTTCGACTAAAATACAAGATAATCAAGGGAATAAACTTGTAATAGTAGAAGGAAAACTGAAATTAGAGAAGGATGTAGTACCTACTCCACCTATTGCTAGCCCTGCGCCTGAAGTAAAGAAAATACCAATTCCAGAGATAGCTACAGAAAAACTAATTGTTAAAAGCGCTTCACACGAATGCGCAAAATGGATGATGGAAGTGAGCGTTCCATTCATTTGGCATGTTGGAGAGACAAAGAACTGGGAAATCCTACTAGAGCCCTATTATATGCAAATCCCAAATGGTAAGAGATTGCACTTACTTGGCTCTCGCCTTTCTTTTGGCTTCCGCTTTTAAACGCGGTTTCTTTGCGGCCGTTTCTGCTGTTCTCCCTTGGGAGGCGGTCGCTTCTTTCTCTTCTTGCTTTTCCGTGATCAATTTCAGAATCTCAACTGCTTTATGAAGTTGTTCCAAATCAATTGTAGTGAGTTCTTTGACTGCTTTAACTTTACTAAGTTCAGCCTCTTCCATATCTTTATGGGCTGCTGCTCTTCGCTCCACTGCCAGAGCTTGGTTTTCTTGAATACGGCTTGCACGTTCATGGCCAAGGCCCTGATTTGCGACGGCTCTAGCATGGAGGTCTTCGATTTGTGCCTTAAGAAGTTCAATTTGGGTTTGCTGTTGGATTTGCGCTGCTTGTGATGCTTGCTGCTCTTGTGCTGTAAGTGCATCTGTGAGTTTCTCCTTATTTTGCAATGTTGAAGACTCAACCAAGATCTCAGCAGGAACAGGAATTCCCATTTCACGAAGCTGCAAGAGTTGAGCAAACTGCATCTGTCTTTGAGTTGAGGTATTAAGGCCATCTTCGACGATTGCTTTATACTTTCCGAAAGCCCGATTATAGAATTGCTGAGAAGGCTCTTCTCCAATCACACGCTGAACTTTCCCGGGTGTCCAGTTGCTTTGGATCAGTTGCATTCGGATATCGCCAAGCATTTTTTGAGCGTAATCTAGGTTGTCAAATAGTCCTTGAAGCGTAGTTAAATTAGCACCTTGACGAAGCATTGAAAGTATGCCTGCCTTGTCATCATTAGCCATACCTAGTAGTTCTTCGCTAACACCAGATATCTCTTGTACTTCCTTACCAAGAAGCTCAGATAGTTGGATCATAGATGGAGGGATTTGAGGAGCTTCGATCTTAACAACATCAACACCAGGCTGAGCATTAGCTTTAAGAGCAAGGCCTCTCCCTTGACCCTGTAAGAAGACATCTTTAGGATTAACCAAAGCATTCTCCTTATACATAAAGCCAGATGTCATTTGGGATTCTAAGATGTCTAATTCAATTATTCGACGACGGTTATAAAGATATTGGGCGTCTCGCAGACCTCTGACAACTCCCTGAATTCTCCAAGGAAAGTCAGCCATTTGGGGCTCGTAATAAGCCCAAACCGGAACAAAAGGATAGCGATCGATACCAAGAGGATTAGGGCCATTATACATAACTTTGCCCTGTACCACAATGGCAAGCTTGACTGTTTGGATTTCTTGTTCAAGGGTGTGAATTTGTGGGTACGCGCCCATGAAATCTTGTAAGTCTTCATCTTGTCCTCTCCATTCCATGGTTTCGCCTGTCTGCACATCACAAATAAGTTTCTGTTTTCTAGAATCTAGGTACCAAAATTCATCATAAGTTAAGAGGTCTTGCATTCCATAATTATAGGACTCTGGCATGAATTGGAATTTACCATCTCTATTTCCCCATCCTTTCATGTCTAAGATTTCAGATTCTCTACCAGGAAGAAGTGATTTTACCTGACTTCGCGATAAGTATTTGCGTGTCCAAATATTATTGCAATCAGATAGATCCATCTTCTTGAAATAGGGATCAATCAAGTAGCCATTGAATGCTACATTATCAACAGCAATATCACCATTGACTGGATCATTTCGATAATCCATCCAAACTGAAAGCAAATTCATACCTGTGACGATCGCACCATCAAATGCATCTGAAATCGTTTCCAAAACGTGATTCTTTTGGTCATCCCAAAGCAGGATTTTACTAAATTGATCTGCTGTTTGTTGATCTGAATTCTCAATTGGTGTGCAAATTGTAGACTTTCGATGCTGCCTTTGATAGCCCGTGATCATGTTCGTAATTCGACGAATTCGATTGAAATTGAATTGGCGACGACGAAAGGCAGGAAGGTTGCCATAAATATCATTCCACATCGATTGATCGCCTGCCCTAAATCGCTGATCTAATTCAGCTTCCGACCAAAAAGATTGATTAATTGTGATGTTTTTGGCATACGTGTAGTCCATTAACTTCAGGATATCGTGATCTTGATTCGTATAATAGGTATCCGAAAGTTGGGGAAAGAGTGTCATTTTGACCTAAACCTATGGATTAAAGAATTTACTTTACATTAAACGATATAGAATTTCTTTTCAAAGAGAAGGATGTATTCAGATGAGCGCCATAATTTTTGATTCTTTCAAGAGCCTTTATAATTATTATTATCAGGTCGGAAAAGACTGGACATCACCCAACCAAGCAATGCCAGAAAAGAGATATGCCTGTCTAATCAAGGTTCAAATAGAAAAGGATGAGCCTAATGTTATAAAAGGATTTTTCAGTGAAAGAGGATGGGTAGACAGTAAAGGCTCTAAAATAGATGAAAACTGGAGCGTTAGCGTTATCGAGTGGAAATACGATCCATCAACAAAGAGTCAGTGCACTATATTATAAACTTTAAATTCGGAGACTAACAATGGCATCAGCTACAGGATCGACAACACAAAAACATCATCATACAACTTGCTGTGGATGTTTTGGGCAAAGAAGAGAAAAACATGAAAAGGCAAATCCGTTAGCCTTAAGAACTCCATACCCAATGACAAGATCTGATGCTAGTTTAACTCAAAAAGACATCGTTGATTTTGCTGCCCTGGTTAAAGTTGATGAACTTGATGAGAAGCTGGAGCAACAAAATGCAGAAGAATCTATTTCTGAAGAAGAGGTGCAAACTGTTGAAGTGGTCTTTAGTAGGATTCATGGGTTAAAGGAAAAGAAGAATGAGTGAATCCGAGAAATGTGACCATCCAAAGCTTTTCACGACATGTCAAGATTGCGGAGATATCTTCTTTTCTAAACCTTTTAAAATGCAGAATGGGTGGATAAGTGTGAAAGATAAACTACCAGGTTTGGAAGAAAAAGTTTTATCGATAAATCGTTTTAATGAAATGCACGTCTGTGCATTGGAAAAAAGGTGGGAAGGTGAAATAGAAAAATTTTGGGTCACTGATTCGATGACGTTTTACCCTACACATTGGATGCCTTTACCGGAGCCACCGAAATGAAATACGCAATCCTCATCCTCCTCTTTGCTATCACTCTCGTTTTCCTCTTTGACTTATGGTGTCGGATTCGTACAATCCAGGACTCACAAATTGAAATGTTGGAGAAATTGTGAAAGCCTTAAAAAAACCAACTAGAGATCATTCAACAACTGATGCACTATTGGACAAATTCTTCCCTGAAAGTGAACAGAAGTGGTCTATTGTTTTTACAGCATTAACCTGTTGCCAAGCTTTAGTAGAAGATATTAATGAAGCCTTTGAACCCCATCAAATAAGCAGTAAAGCAAAATATTCACTAATCCAATATCTCTGCTTGAGAAGATTGATATCTTCAATACTTACAAACAAAATTACATCTGCTGAAGATGTCAAAATGAATTACGTGCCAGAGACCGATTGGGACTGTGAGGGAGATTGGGAAAAGAAGTTTATCTTTATAGTAAAAGCCTTTTACAAACATCTTCAAGATGAGGGGAAAATATGAAACCTTTGTTTTATCTATTCGTTGCTATCACGATATTAGCCTACGGTGCTATCAAATTTGATCAGTATATGGGCTGGGAAGACGCTCGTATTAAAGAAGAAACATATATAGGAAGATTATGAAAAACATTCATGAGAAATCAGTTCAAGTCTTTGGATTTGTTAGGATTATCGCCTTTGTTTTGCTTGCCATTATTACAGTCTTTGCAACGATTAAGGCCTCTGCAATCGCTCCCCATGCTCCCGATATTGCTTTAGACGTTAAATTAAATGAGCATCGCAAGTCAGTTGAAAACTCCAATAACCAAAAGGCATCCCAGAAAGTCGATACCTATAAGAAATACAAACAAGATAAGAAAAAGGCTCCTAAGAAAGAGAAGACCTCAAAGTCTAAGACCAAAACTAAGAAGCCAAAGACTGCTAAGCCTCCAAAGCCTTCTAAAACTGAAAAGAAGAAAGCACGAAAGCATAAGACGAGGACTTTAGCGTGAAAGTAATAGAAGAGGAATTGCTCTATATCGAAGGAAAACTCATGGAAATATTTCATGAAATGCAAGAGGAAAAGATAACTGCTCCTTCAATATTCTTTGGGTTCTTTTCTGTTATTATGACGTTGGCGTCTGCGGCCGAAATGGAGCCGAAACAATTCGAAAGAATTTTAAAATCGGCGATTAAAGAATACAAAAGCTGGCCAAAAAACAAAGGATAACTCAATGAGCGTAAAACCAACATCTAAGTCTTCCTGTTGTTCTTGCTTTGGATCAAAAGAAGAAGAATCTGAAAGTCCGCCCCCTAGGCATCATCAAATACATAGGCAAGAAAGGTTTCATTCATATAGGCCAACAGATGTTAATCAGATGATTGGTCAGGCGGTAGATGCTAAGGCAAAAAAAGAGGCTGATATAGCATCTGATGTATTCAAAAAAACAGAAAAGGCAACCTAATGAAATATTTATCATTTTTTTTCATTTTATTATCCTCATTGATATCTGCCGAAGAGATAGCGCTCCCCACTCAGATACCGAATCCAGGAGCTCCTAAAAACATATCCTTTAGCAAACTGCTTGCATTTGAACATATTTACATTGTCTTTCTAGAGCAAAGGGAAGGAGCTGAAATGCAAATCAAACATGATCCAAGCTGTCCTTGCAGAAAGCTAAAAGAAGAGCATTTGGCACAGATCATTAATGAGCTTGTAAGGTTACAAAAGACACAAAGGGTATAAAATACAGTAGTTTAACGGAAGAGAGGGCAAAGAATGGAGCCTGCCAGACAGTGGCGCGTGTAGGGAATAACAGAACAGAAGAACACCTAACATTAGAGGGTGTAACTCCTTCCTCTTCCACATTTAACAAACCCATAAATGGGAATTAACAGACAAAGGATATTTTTTGGAACATACGTGTGTTCATTGTCAATCCAAAATTGATGTTAAAGAATACTGGTTTGATAACGGAAAGATTAAATACACCAAACTCCTCTGCAAAGCCTGTATGGATAGTTGGTTAGGTAAACAACGTATGCTTTCAGAACATTTAAAAGTATTATTAGATAAAATTAACAAGCCGTAGTTTAATCGTTACTTTCAATGGGTGAGTAATGAGAGTTAAAACAGCAGAAATCCATAAGAATTTGTTTCATAAATTTCTTGGGTTATGAGAATCTGCTTTCCAAGTGCAAGTCTTGGCGGTTTGAATGCCTATCATGGTGATAGGTCAAAATGGTAGGATAAGGATGTCTAAGAAACAAGATAAAGAAATTGAAAAGAAAACTGAAGAGTTTAAGGAATTTGCTCTCAAAGCAGCTAAACTAATATTTGATACTGCTGAAAAAAACAAGATTCCTCAAGCAGCAATGTGTCATGGTGCTGGTTGTTATATAAGATCTATGTGTTTAGCTATGAAGATGCCTTATAAAGACTTCTTAATGATAATACGTAATCTAACAAACGATTATGAAAAGGATTTGGATAATTAAACCATGTCTGATGAATTACTACCTTACGCTAAAAGTGTAGCAGAAAATGCAGTCAAGGTGATCTTTGACCAGGACTCTTCGATAGATAGGATTAATCTCGCTTGCGGGATGCTGATTACTGTGATTACTTGGCAACAAGATAGGATCAGAACCGCATCGAGGGATTTGAATACCCCGCGTTCGGTTGCTGGAAAAAAGGTGGAAGTTCTGGACCCGCGCCCATAGCCTCATTATAGTTTCGATCTAGCTCTTTTGCTGTTAATGCTCCCTGTTCAGAGACAAAGAAGTGCGAATATAGGGCGTATCTAAGAGCATCTAAACAATTTGATACCAGAATCCCATTAGCATAGAATTCATGTTTATCCTTTACCGTAAGATTGTATACGTCTTTTATTCCAATATGCTTTCCTTCCACAGCTTTTTGAGCAAAAGTCGAGATTTGCATATCCGTTTGAGAGAAATAGTTTAGAGCAGAAGAGGCAGCCTTTTTCGACATCGTCAAGGTGAGCATCTCTTCTCCATTTTGACTTACATTTATTTGAACAAAATCGCGCCTTGGAAAGCTTTCTTGTTTTATATTCTGATTTGCATTGTTCGCATTGCATTTGTCTGAATTCGAATCGTCCGAAGTTCTTTCCATGTTCTTTATGCCAAGCTCTTCCTGCTTCCGATTTATGCCATCCTGTTGCTTTTGGTCGAATAATATTTGCGTGATTTTTGAGAATCCATCGCTGCTTGGGCGTAAGATTCTTTGCATGATGCGCGCTATGTTTTTTTGGGCTAAGACATTCGAGATTGCCAATGTCATTGTTTGAGGAATTCCCGTCTTTGTGATGAATATGGTATCCTCGTGGAATTTCTCCATTATGGAATTTCCATTTCTCACGGTGTAAATATCTGCGTCCAATTCCTCTAACCCAAGCTCTATAATAGTTCCTGTCGTTAAATCGTTTAGAGTTTGGATATCTCTTGTATACTGTTCCATTCCATTCAATGGTTTCAAACATAATTGCTCTAAATTAACAATGAATACATCAGAGTTTAACAGATTACATACTTCAATAAAACCCCTATTTAATGTATAAAACTTATGTGAATCAGTACAAATAAAGTTTATCCCAAGAACGGAATATTCAAATACGTCAGCTTGATGGTGCCAAGTTTTGAGGATCGGTTTATAACCTTCGGATGTGAGAACAAGCTGTCCTTGTTTGAGTTCTTCGATAGGCTGCTGTCCAACATGGGTTGCAACCATGGTTCCAGCTGCAAAGCAGTGATCATTTTCTTTCTTAGGCTTATCAACACCTGACTTAATTGACTTTTCATCCCATACATAAGATTGGAATTCAGCGATCATATTCCGACACTTTCGACAAATCTTAAATGTGCCTTGATTGAGTAATTTAGCTACGAATCTGATCCCGTCAATAACATCGTTTTCGGCGTCAATAAGATTACTGATTCCGCTTCTGATAATCTCTGCTCTAAAAGATGCAGCAGATGGGTCAAGATAAATGGCTGTAACATTTCGTCCTTCGATAAAGTTTCGCAAGTCTTCCGCATATTCTGAATCAGTCTTTTGACGCTGTGTAACTCTCGAGTTATAGTAATACTCATCTTCGACCCAGACATTTGGATACCTATGTTTGTTTATTCCTACTAGGACGAAAGCACACGGATTAGTTGTACCGTAATCCACACCCACAATGTAATTGGTAGCAGTAGATAAAGGAAAATCAATAACATGAATTTTTTCATCGAAAAAGTCATAAATAGCTCCTTCGGCCTGAACCCATTTACCTAAAATAAATCTTTGATACCAGAGGCCTTTGAACTGCCTCTTAAACATCTCTTTGACTTTATCGCTTAAAGATGGATTATCATCCATGATAAATTGGAAAGAGACTAGATCTTGGTTTCCTTCCATCCATAGCTTGAACCAATGATAAGGAGAATCTGGGTTAGTCGTTCCAAATAGCTTAGCACCCTCTATTGATAGACGGCCGAGCAGCATGATGAAGACGTTTTCAGGGATGATTGTTACTTCGTCGACATATGCGCCAGATAGAGTACAACCGCGAATCTTAGCTTCTGCGCTAGCATCATCTGCTGTTATTACATGGCATTTTCTATTCTTAATGTAGAGCTGGCGTTTACCTCTGAAATACCTAACGTGGTTTCCAAGGATCTTTTGAAGCTCAGGGAGAATATTGCGCTCAAAGCTGTCATAAGTACGAGTAATAATAGCGAAGTCACCAGCAGGACCGCGGTTAGCTTCATCGACGAATCTCCATAATGATGCATGTGTTTTTCCTGATCTTATTGATCCTTCCCAAATATTGATAGACGAATTTGAATTTCGTATTGAGTAGAGTTGCTTTTGAGAGAAGTAATCATTGAGTGTGCTCATTTTTTCAATAGAGCTAGTTTTTTAAATTCAGCCAATTTGACAGGATCATTTAAATATTGACGAGGGACTTGAATTGCATTCTTTTCGAAACATTTATTTTTCCAACATCTCGAATATAACACTTCTTCGGTGTCGAAAAGAGCCATTTGGCATTCCTCACAGACGTAGTCATATTTCATTGTTTATAAATCTTTTTCCTAAATTCTTCGACTTCCTCATAAGGTGCTTTTGGAATATCATCAATTTGAGCGTAATTGATAATCTGATTTTCATTTTTAATTTCTGAACACATCCAATTCCCATCAAAATAATAAGCTGCAATGGCTAATTCAATATCGTAATCTCCTGGATATCTTGGATCTTCGTCAGGTTTTTTCAATTGAATTACATAAAATCGCATTCCTCTGAAAGAATCAAACCCATCAGGTATAGGTTTATCTTTGTAGCTTATCCATTTCATTTTTGGCCTTCTTTTGAATTTCTTCAAATTGCTCTTTAATCAATTTCAAAGCCAATTCGAAATAGCTCATTTATCACCCTTTCGAATCATATCCAATATCTTATCGGCTGCACATTCTGCGACTTCGTTGATGTCTTCTTTGTCCCAACCGAATTTATTTCGCATGAACATTTGATAAAGTGCTGTTTCAGCCTTCATTTCGCCTGTTAACATACTAATACCACGCTGTTCCCATACCTTAAATGAATCAGCTTCAGATAGTTCTTTTTTAATAGGGGGAAACTCGACTGGATCTGCAGCAATGTATTTCTCCATTGTTTTATGAGTACAAGAGAGTTCAGGATGAACGAATTTCCATGACTCTTTACACCTACCCTGACCGATCCAATCGCAGTATTGTTTATAGGCTTCCTGGCGAACATCTGGCTCTTTTAATTTGACACCATTTTTATTTCCAGGTTTACCGCCACCAGCCATTATTTCCACCATTTCCAAAATGATTTCGATTTCACTTTTGGATTCATTTGAATTTTCTCTTCGAGTTCCTTTTTCATCTTGTACATTTCATAAACCAGCTCTTCTTTGATTTCATGAATTAGATTTTGACGCTCGTCTGCTAGTAGAACCAATTTCTCATCTATGAGCCTTTCTACTTTGTCCATCACCCATTCATCTACATATTTAGCGATTTCATCTTCTATCGACCATTTAAGATCACGAAGAGCTGCAGAGTCCATTACTTCCACCATTTCGGAAATAAGCTTTTCTTCTTATTGATTTCGCTTCTCATTTCATTTTTCAATTTGAATTCCATTTCCTGAAACTTCTCATGAATGAATGTCATGCATTCACGAATTTTAGCATCTAATGCATCTTGAAATTCTTTTGGCAAATTGGAGCTCATGGTTAATACCTCATTTGGAGTGCGACTTCAGCAGATATCATGTCTTTCAAGTCATAGAATGTGAGATCTGATAGATCCATAATGCGCTTTTTGGAAGCTGCTTTCAACACTTTGACTTTCGCTTTCTTTGCATGTTTTTTTGTAACAGCTTTCTTTATAAAACGACCCTTTTTATCTCTTTTTTGCATAGATGCTCCTATTGGTTAAGGTGTAACACTAAAATAATTTTTATGTCTACTGGTTTAGAAAAATTGTGCTATGATATACCTAAAAAAGGTGAATATGTTTAAGGAACTAATAGAACTTTCAAAAGAATTGAACCTGCCGACGCTCATAACTATTTTTGGGGCTGTATGGTGGGCTAATCGTGGTCTTCGAGCAGATATGAAAGAAGTCAAAGATGAAATTAAATCCATCCATAAAGAATTCAAATTCATAAATATTCGTGTCTCCCGATTAGAGGGTTCTTTTTATGGCAACGAAATCTACAAGCAAGACAAAGAGGGCTCTTAGGCCGACCAAACCTGCAATATCCGCTCTTTTAATCGTCTAAACAATTTGGGATCTTCAACCTTTTTAATGACTTGTGAAGCCATTTTTGAAATCTCCGATGCTCTCAATTTAAGCATATTTGGATTTTCGAATTGTGCGTGAACTTGTGTCAAATCAGGGAATTTAAGTCTCATTTTCACTCTCCAATAATTTTTGAATTTCTTTTCTTGTTGTTTTTAACCATTCAATGAATCGGTCAAATAATTCCTGATTTTCATGAAAAGCTAAAATAGCAGTATTGCCTATTGCGTGAAGAAACCTTGGTCTAACAAAATCTTGAATTTGTTGAGGTTCTTTTAGACTCCCACAATATTCATCCTTTGTTCGAGTAAGTGGCCCTACAATTCCTTTTTCAAAAGTAACGTGACTACTCATTTTCTTGCTCCGATATGAATGCAATAATATCTTTCATTTCGACAACCAAATATGTTTCATTGTCTATCTTTGCAGGAATGCCAGCATATTTGTTGAGCAAAACCAAATCACCAATTTCTAATCCTATGATATCGTTATGTCCTATATCAATGACTGTGGCAAATTGCGGTTGCTCTTCATTAGGCAAAATCAAAGTGCCTTTTTTCTGCTCAGTCTTTTTGTATTGAACGATTACACGTTCACCAATTGGATTAAGCTTCATTTTTTGTCCCATGCAAGTTCTGCCATTTCTTTAGCCCAATCTATAAAGTTTTGTTTGGAGTGTCCTAACGCTTTATGAAGCTGAATAAATGCACTTCCTAAAGCTGCATAAGCTAAGACTGGATCTAATTCCTTTTCGTCTAGCCATAGTAAAAGGAAGTTTGCTAACGCAAGTGCATCTTCAGCTTTGGGTTTCATTTTTTCCTATTAGTCCGATAATTATCATTTATGTTGGCCAAATTAAGGTAAGAGATATTTTAAAAGTCTGATTATCACTAAATTCCTCAAATATCTCTCATTTTCTGACATAACCTTAACCTGGCCTTGAAAGATGTTATTTCTTTTTTGGAATCTTAGCGCCTTTTTTACGCGCTTCACTTAAAGCAATCGCAATCGCCTGCTTTGGGTTTTCAACTACAGGGCCCTTTTTAGAACCTGAGTGCAAAGCGCCATGTTTAAATTCCTTCATGACTTTCTCAATTTTTGCTTTACCTTTCGTCATTTTTTTAGCCATTAGTTCACCGCTTCTGTTGGAGTTACTGAAAAACCCTCTTTTCTAGCTTGTGCAACAAAGTCACCGAACTTTTGAGCAAGGTCGATAAGTTCTGCTGAAAGCTTCGCACCTTTTTCATTGATAGGTAAAAAATATTGATGCAAGCCAATAGCAAATGTCATGAGCTGATAGTCATAGTTAATGCATTGCTTAAGTTGATCTGGGTTCATGTAGCCTCCTTTTTTTGGTTAAGTTCTTCTTGCCATGTGCGAACTTTTACAAGAACACCTGGCTTATTTGAGTAGTATCTAACTGATGTAATTTTATTTGACAAGCGGTCGTTTTCAATTACGGTTCCTTGAAGGCAATCTTCATAGAGCTTCTGCATATTGGTAGTATCGGGTGAAGTGGGAAGAATCTCGCCGTCAAGTATTTTCTTGATATTCTTTTTTGTGGTGCTTTTTGGAATAGGGATAAGGAAAACAAATTCTATAGATACGGGTTCGTTGAGAACGGGGCCTTTATACTGGCTTTTGATCTGCCAATATGCGAATTCTTTTTCTTTAGATTTTTTATCGTAAAACCCATGTTTTCCTTTGATAGGGGCGGACCATGGGACTGGATCACAATCAAGACGGAGTTCGATCATAAATCTTTATTTAGACCGAACCGAGTTTTATGTCTAATCTTTTAAGGAAGAAGCCCCATCTCTTTAGGTGAAACTTCTCTGTTCGTCGCCTTGTAAACCTTGATAGCCATTTCAAGGGTTGGGACGGCTCCCCTTTCTATAATATTAATGGTCTGACGGCTAATTCCATGCTTTTTACACCATTTGCTCTTGTTCACGCAATGAACTGTAAAGTACTCTTTTAACTTCATATCTCTCCTTTTTACATATTTTTCATTGTACCACTTGACGATTAATCTGACAATAGCGTAAACTCATGATCGTAAAAAAAAGCCCCCTAAAGCAATAGGGGGCGGGTAGCAATCTGAAACTACCAAACACGTGAGGTACACATGTCTGCACAACAAGATATCAATCTTTGGGAATTTCTCGATAGCAGAAGTTTCGAATCAACACAAAATTTGAATTTATTGGCAGCCGTGTTATTACAAAACAAGGATGTCCTTATGAATGCTTATGGTTGGGAATACGAAGAGTGGATTGATGAAACAGGAGAAGAAATAGATGACGGCGAGGACGCATACTTTAACGCTTGTAAACAAGAAGAGGAGCAATACGATGAGTACACTGCAAAAATATGAAGAGACTGAAGATTTTTCAAAGCAATTAGTCACATGGACAAACACTTACATGAAAGGTGCAACTCCAGATGAACTGTCCTTGTTTGCTAATGTCTGCAAGCGCACTGGCCTTAGCCCTGAAATGAAGCAGATCTATCCTGTTCCAAGATGGGATTCTAAGCTTGGCAAGAATGTGTTTAGCTTTCAGACATCTATTGATGGCTTTAGGTTAATCGCTGAACGTACGGGCCGTTATGCTCCAGGAAAGCAAGCTGACTATGCTTATAATGATAAAAATGAAGTGATCTCTGCTACTGCCTACGTTAAGAAATGCACTCAGGATGGGACATGGCATGAAGTGGCTGTCACTGCTTTCTATGAAGAATATGTCCAGCTTACTAAAGATGGCAAACCTACTCAGTTTTGGGACAGAATGCCTCACGTGATGCTTGCCAAATGTGCAGAGTCTTTAGCTTTGAGAAAGGCATTTCCAGCAGAACTTAGCGGCCTATATACTCAAGAAGAGATGGCACAGTCACATTCTTCAGAACCTGAAGTTAAGTCTGTTGAATACATCAATGCAAATCAAGTTGAAGAAATTGAAAGCCTGCTTGAAGGCCGCTCTGAACTTGAGAAGAAGCTATTTGATTGGGCGCAGATTAAATCTGTCGCTGAACTTCCAGCTTCTAAATATAATGCATCAATGAAGGCTATTGAGATTCATCTTGCAAAGGAGTCGGAATAATGGAACAAGGCTCACAAGAGTGGCATGACTTAAGAAGAACTAAAATCGGGGCTAGCGATAGCCCTGTCATTATGGGGGTTTCCCCCTGGAAGACTCCTTATGAGCTCTGGGTTGAGAAAATCACAGGAGCAACACAAGAGCAAACGCCTTCAATGGCTAGAGGTGTTGCTTTAGAAGAATCAGCAAGAGAAAGATTCCAAGACAAAATGGGAATCATGATGATGCCTAAAGTTGTCATCAGCGATAAACTTGAATGGCAAATGGCTAGCCTTGATGGGATATCTTTTGATGGCACATCCATTTTAGAGATCAAGCATGCCAATAAAGAAGTGTTTGAACTTGCTAAAGCTGGGAATCTCCCCGATTACTACAACATCCAGATTCAACATGCGTTGGATACGACAGGAGCAGCAAAGTGCTACTACCTGGTTTCTGATGGCAAAGAAGATGTCTATGTTGAAGTGTTTCCTGATAAGAAATTGATCAAAGAAATCAGAGAAAAAAACGAAAAGTTCTACGAATGCCTGATTAAAAAAGAGGCTCCTGCTCTTTCTGATAAAGACTATGTGGTTATCGAAGACAAGGAATTTGTTGAACTCATGTTGGAATACAAAGACGTGAAGCATGAGTTAGACATTTTAAAGGACTGTGAGCAAGTGATCAGAGAAAAGTTGATTGCTTTAGCAAAAGGGAAAAACGCTAAGTGCTCAAAAGGTCAGATGACTAAATCATTTAGCAAAGGCCAAGTCGACATTAAATTAGTCCCAGAATTGATGGGGGTAGACTTAGAACCTTACCGAAAGCCACCTTGCGAAAAATGGCGGATTACTGTTATTAATGAAGACGGAGCCTAAAACGCTTCTTTTTTTTCCATAAGCGATACCTTCTTGGGCCCCATTGGTTTACTCCGATGGGGTTTTTTGATGCTCAAGAACTTTAGGCTTTCTAGGTTTATACTTGCCTCTTTTCTTCGGAATGATCACTTCTGGAGGTTCAGGAAATTCTATATTCTCAATCAAGAAATCAAGCTTTTCATTCATATCGATGCTCATTTCTATGATATCGCTGAATTTTGTGATGACTGATTCCCATTGCTCTGCCATTAATCTAGATTCATCTTCTCTAGCCTGCTGTTCAAGCCTAGCCATTTTCTTAAAGTGTCTGGCTGTTAAAATGTTCATGATCCCATTGACGATCTGGATAAGAATGATAGTTCCAATAGTTAAGAGTAGAATATGCACAAAGTCCCTCGGTTGTATGATGTCCCAGCCATCAAAATAATGGAAGTCTAACTCCTCCATTGTCATATGGCCTCAGTTTTATAAAGTTTGAAGGCGACGAGTTTAGAGAAAAGTGGCATTTTCATTCTAGCTTCAATTTGGGCTTGCTCTAGATCTGGGAACAAAAATTCTAACTGAGATTCGTTTTCAGATTTCTTGAATTGCTTCTTGACCCAGTAAGTTCTATAGCACCACTTGTCGTAGTCAATTCCATATTTCGACAGAACATAGTCTAAAAACGATTCTTGAGGCTCATCAAGATAATCCTTCTCAAAGTACCTGATAATGAATTCTAGGGCTTCCCATTCCTTGAAATCATCGATTGTCTTGGAATAGTTGACTAGAGCACGAATTTTCTTCCAATTCTGTGCGTGTTGAAAACTGCGTTCATTGTATGTTTTGATTTTACTTTCAAGATTATCTTGCATAAGACTCCCGCTTTTTGTTAGCACTTAATATCTTAGAAATAAAATATTAATTGTTCAAGTAGAATTTACACTTGAAAACAATGATAGACAAGATTTTGGTTGGTTCGTTAGGATGGACTCTATAAATGAAACAGGGGCCCGTAAAGACCCCCTGAGTTAGAACCGAAGTTCCAGATCGTGATGTGATGTCTAGGATCTTATCTAACTTCAGATTAATACACCAAGAGAAATAATCTCAAATAAAAAGTGTATGCGGGCCTCCTAAACAAATAGGAGACTTATGCGAACAGAAACTCTAGAGTTGTCATTTGACTGTGTTTTACCATCAGCAATTTTTTTTAACAACAAACTCGAAGCATCTGCCATTAAATGCTACGCTATTATAAGAAACCTGACTCGATTGACAGGATACTGCTTTGCCTCTAATGCATATTTAGCAAGTGTATTAGATTGCTCGGAAACTTCAGTTAAAGTTTGGATCAGGTCTTTAAAACAGGAAGGGTTTATCAATATCTACACAGATAAAACTGGGATTCATTGGAGTCGGAAGATCGCTGTTTCTGATAATTTCAAAAAATATGTACGAAGGGTGGAAAATCACCTACCCCCAGCCGGAAATCCGCCTACCCCCAGCCGGAAATCCGCCTACATAAAAGAAGATAAGGTTAAAGAGGATAAGATTAAAGAAACCAAAACACCTATTTTGGTAGAAAAAGTTCTTCGTTCTTTTGGAGAGTTTGTCAAAATGTCCGATTCAGAATTTATTGCTCTTATCGATTATTATGGGAATGAAGCTGTATCTGGGCTGATCGAAGAAATGAACGACTATCTCGCAAGCACTGGGAAAAAACCTTATAGAGATTATCCTGCAACCTTAAGAAATTGGGCGCGAAGAAAAAATATAAAGCCTATTCGTGAATCTAAAACAATTAAATCTAATCCTCAGGCAGTGGGAGAGAAAACAACTGGTGAAATTGAAGCTGATAATCGAAACTGGTCAACGGGAATGGAATCAATTCTATTGCCATATATCAAAGCAGGAATGGTTCATATAGGAAGCGCAGGATGGGAATTTAATTTAAAAAATAACTCAAATCCACGAAAAATATATTTTAATAATCCAGAATTTATAGAGAAATGCAATCAAACATTGAAAGAGATGGGCATCTTAGTATAATTTGCCTAAAATCCCTAGCTGAGGTATGCAAATGTACAAGAGGCCAGAATGTCCGAAAACTCCGATCTTGAAGAATTTTCACATACGTGTTTCGAAGACGAAGCGGATATGCTTGAGTTCGCATATGAGAAGATTGAGAATAGCATCTTCATTTGGGCTCTGTGGTGTAAAACATTTGCTCCCGAAATGTCTGACGAAGTATCAAGATCGCTGGCCATTGAATTTCTCATAGAGATTCATAAGCAGATGGCGCCTAGGATTTCGATTGATGTTGGAAGAGATGAAACTGGTAATATCCTTTTAGGATTCATTAGGAAGTATCGAGAGAAGAAGGCTGATCCAGGATCTAATCCGAGTTGTTAGCTACCCAATATCCAAGATGAGTCAAGAATGAGACGATGAATCCGATGGCTATCAAGTTTATATAGGTCATAAATATCCATTTATCATATTCTTGGCAAAAAGGCAAATTTATGAAAAAGCTACTTTTAGCTATTTGTTTAATTTTTCCTTCACTTTGCTGGGGATGGCTTTCTCCAGAAAATGAAGTTATTTACAAGCAGGCTTGGGAACTCTTCAATATGAAAGAAATCCAACAAGGAATAGATCTTTGCTCAAAAGTTATCGATGACGAATCTGTTTCAGATCTTGACAGGTTTCATTTTTTAATCAGTAGATCAATGTTTCTGGTCGATTACTATGAAAGAAAAAAAGACTTAGACAGAATCAAAGAAATGACTATGAAAAACGAAGAATGTGCTTGGGAATTTTCAGTTTATTATAAATGAAAACAGAGCTTACCCGCTAATATACTCTGTGACAATGACGACACCATCAGCTCCATTACCGCCCACAGAGCCAGTTGTAGGACCTGTTGTGGCTCCGCCTCCACCTCCAGCCCCATATGCTCCCCCTGTTCCGCCTGCCATAGTAGAACCATTAATCCCAACAGAAGGCGCTCCGCCACCTCCAAAATAGCTGTTTCCTCCAGCACCGCCTAAAGCAAGAATGAACCCTGTAGTAGGATTAGTCCAACCGTAAGCTCCCACTCCTCCGGAAATATTAAAATCACCTCCGCTAGCCGAACCTCCAACTGGATTTAATGTTATTGATGCGTATTGACCACTTTGACCTCCTCCAGTGCTACCAGCTCCCTGGCCACCATTAGCCGTTAAAAAGGCTCCAAAGGTAGATGCTGTTCCATCAGATCCATTTCCTGCACCTGTTGCAATACCACCTGCTCCACCTGCTCCAACTGTTACAGCTTTAGAGGCTCCAATTTGTGCAGCTGTAAATAGTTTTCTACAATAGCCTCCCGCTGATCCACCGCCACCAGCAGAGCCTTGATTTGCTAAGCAATCTGAACCGCCACCACCGCCTCCGCCGCCACCAACAATTTCTACATCACACATATACATATTGGTTGTTGGGGTATAGGTTCCATTAGAAGTAAAAACTTGGCGAACAATATTTGGATTCGGGCCATGAATTGTGATCGTATTACCAGCTCCAGTAGTCGAAACACCGCCTGCTCCAAAAATATTTATAATGCCAGCGGCTGGCGTAGCACTTCCTGCGTCTTCATTAAATGTAATAGAAGAAGCTGAAGTATTTGTTATGGTAATAGTATTTCCTGCGCCAGATGTGCTGATACCTGCTCCCCCAATAACATTTAATATGTTAGCAGCGGGAACAGCGCTTCCTGCATCTTCGACGAAACTTGTTGGAATTGTTCCGCCAGCTGTAATTGTAACAGTAGATCCTGCGCCTGAAGTTGTAATGCCAGCAGCTCCAAGAATATTAAGATTGTTTGCTACTGGTATAGCAGAACCAGCATCTTCAGTGTAGGTGGTAGCAATTGATCCGCCAGGAGTTATGGTAACGGTCGAACCAGCTCCTGAAGTTAAGATACCACTAGCCCCTAAGATATTTAAATTGCCTGCGGCAGGTGTCGCTGTGCCAGCATTTTCTGTATAAAGATTAGCAAGTGTTCCGTCAGTTCCAATTGTAACGGTCGAACCAGCTCCGGATGTTTCTATTCCATCAGCACCTACGATATTTAAATTATTCAATGAAGGAGCGGCAGAACCTGTGTCTTCTGTATAAAGTATTGCAACATCGCCAGAAGCATTAATCGTTACAGTCGAACCAGCTCCTGATGTAGATATACCAGTTCCACCTAGGATGTTTAAATTATTCGCAGCAGGAGCAGCTGAACCTGCATCCTCTGTATATGTTGTAGCTATAATTCCTGTTGTGTCTATTGTGACTGTATTTCCTGCGCCAGTAGTATTGATTCCTCCTGTTCCAACAATCTTGAGAATGTTAGCAGCAGGAATGGCAGAACCTGCATCTTCATCAAATTGAAGGGGGACTTGAGTATCTAATGAAAGCGTTTGGGTGTTAGTTCCCATATTTCCGGTTACTACGATTTCACCAGAAGTTCCCAAAAGATTGATATTATCAAAAGCATCAGCGCCAACAGCTCCGCCAGAATCTCCTGTGATAGTTAGAATTCCAGTTCCTTGTGAGGCCATTTGAATCCAAGTCCCAAAAGTAGCCGTTCTATCAACCATAATCCAAGATCTAGCACCAAGGAAATTGATCCAAATAACACCTACGGCAAAGTTTTTATAATCTCCGCCAACACCAGAAACAGGATCCCGAGTATCTTCCCAAATTCCATTAGGAAAAGCATTTGTGGCAGGATAAGTGAGTGTTGAACGATTAATATATGCCATATTTTATTTGCCTAACATTTTAAGAATCTTTTGCAATCACTATGTTTTTAATCAGTTTCTTTGATTGAGGATGGTATTTATCACCAATATCGCAATGAGGATCTTTTATGGCATAATGACCTTTTGGAGGTTGCCATTTGTGGCCTTCTAACTCGCCTTCGATGATGATGACATTGACAACTTCATGAGTCTCAGCATTTACAACTGCACATCTATCCATATATGCTCCTATGAGTACCATTCTATAACGATTATTCTTCCAGTTCCACCATGACCGCCAGCTCCAGAAGTTGTTCCGTTAATCGAACCTCCTCCGCCACCGCCGCCACCACCTGGTGAGCCTCCAGTATTGCCAGTTCCAGCTACACCACCTGCGCTCTGACCTCCACCACCGCCAGCTCCGGACCCACCATAGATATAACCGCCTTGGCTAACACCAGGATTTCCTACGGTTCCGTTAATTGTTCCTGTTTCTATACCACCAGATCCTCCAACGACAATATTGTTTGGAGTTCCAAGGCCGTCTTGAAGTGTGCCTCCGTTTCCGGCTTGTCTCGGTGTACCAGTATCTGCTCCAGATCCACCACCACCACCACTTGGAAAGTTACCAATTGATTGTGGCCCAGCTACAGCAATAGATCCTACTGCTAAACCGTTCGCATTACTGCCTGCTACGTTACCACCATTTCCTCCACCAAGAGCTGTTGTGGTGATAGGGACAACGGCATTTCCCCAGGTATAAACATAATTGGTAGCAATAGCAGCACCACCGTTTCCAGTTGTTGTTGTTCCGCCTACCCCGTTATTTCCTTGTGCAAGTGAGGCAATTCCTCCTAAAGAAGAAGTTCCTCCACCAGAACCATTGATTCCATTTGTGTTGGCTCCGGCCTGTGTTCCACCACCATTACCACCAGCTGCGATAGTCACGGTTTCTGGACTTGTAAAAGATGAAGCAGGAATTCGATGAATAACCCTTACTGTTCCAGCACCGCCACCGCCACCACCTCCTGCTGCTGTAGAAGATCCTTGTCTCCCAGATCCGCCACCGCCACCACCAGAATAAATAATAAGTGTGACTGCAACTGTTGAAGCATTTTTTGACCAAGTAGTTGAAGAATCAAATGTTGTAACTAAAGATTGATTCATGACTGTTGAAAATGTGTTAATCCCATCGAATTGAACAAACCCCGCTGTTGATAAATTTAATGCATTTACTGCTGTTGGCATATTTTAAGTTACACTCCATGTTCCTTGAGGAGATGAACTAGCAAACCATGTAGCTCCTGTTGATCTATAAACAAGATTTATCGAATCTCCTCTAAAGTTACTTGCGCAAGTTCCAGCAGAAGCTGAAAGAGTAATCCCGACTCTGATTTTTTGCCCTGTATTGGCTGTGATAGTACAAATATTTGTTGTGTCTACAATGAAAGCAACGACATCTCCTTCACTAGGAGCGGCAGGAAGAGTTGGTGTGGAAGTGGTGGTTATAAAATAACCATTATTTGAGGCGGCATTGAATGATCCACTGTTATCTGACCAAACTATAGATATAGGAAGAGTTTGTGAGCCCATTTGTCCAGTGGAAGTATTGATCGTCACCATTTCGGTGTTGGCTACTGAAACAGAGGCTATACCAGCAATATAACATTCGTTTTGCTGTCCGCTGCCAGCACCTTGAGTGCCAATTCGAATTTTATTGGCATCTCCAGTTATTCCATCATTTCCTAACAAAACATTATTACTTTCTGCTCCAGTATAGGCAAATGTCCCATCAGCACTTATTATAATATTGGTTGATCCAGTAGTCATTAAAGTCGCAGTAGATGGCCCTATAAGTACGTTATTACTTCCTGATGTTAAATTTTGACCTGTTTGGAAACCTAATGCAATATTATCATTTCCTGACGCTAAAGAACTAAGTGGGGATGAACCGATTCCAATATTCCTGCTCCCTATGATCGGATTACCATTCATTATCCCGATTCCAATGGCAGTGTTATCATTACCTGCTTGATTAACAAGATTGCTAAATCCTAATGCTGTATTTTGAACGCCCGCTCCTGGCGCGGCTCCAGAGCTTTTCCCAATGATCGTATTTAATGAGGAATCCGTTACACTCATAGTCGATGTCGTTACTAAATTGTCAAAACTAACGCTTTGACCACAATTCTTTATTGCTTGATTAGCAAAAATTGTAAGATTAGTTCCTGAAATAGACCCTGTATCACCAGCTATTGTAATTCCAGTGCTAGTAATAGTTAAAGTATTAGTTCCTGGCATTCCAATAACATTTATGCCAGTAGCGTTATTGCCTATAATATTGATATTAAATGAACCGTCTGGACCAACAGCTCCGCCTACATTCCCTGTAAGGGTCTCTACAACAGCACCACCAGATCCACCAGTTGTTAAAGCACCTTGTTGGGACATTAGACGCCTCCGACAGCGGAGATCACCTCAATCCATACCCCGCCAGATGCAGGAGCTCCAGAGACTTGCTTTACATAGAATTGGGTTCCAATAGCTACAAAAAGACCATCATCACGGATTTTATTAGTTGAGAAGTCAATTAGTTTAAAGCTGTTTGCAGCCATTCTTAGTTCATTCTTAGTAAGGTCATCAGTAATATAGACTTCAACATTTGTACTATTTGTGAAGATCACAATTCTAGCATGATCTGTTAGTGGTGTGCCTATTGCAGCATATGTTCCTGATATACCGCCGAAAGCTACCTCTCGGACGGCATCGAATTCTGCTCTTGTACCAAAAGCCATAATGCCTCCTTTAGGCGATTAGAGATCCACAGAAGAATGTTTGTAATGAAGCAGCACCTAAAATATCATCTGTATCACCAGCTTCACCGTTTACAGCTATAGTTACGTGGGCTGTATCGGTTGCTGTCATATCAAACAATGAACTGATTTGAATGCTTTCATCTTGTGATCCCGCAGCTTTAATAAATGTATAAGTGGCTGTTCTTGATGTTGCGACAATAGAAATGACAAAAGTTGTTGCTATCGTTGCACCAGTAATTGTCACTTGAGCATGTAGATCATAGATTCCAGTTACAGGAGCTGTGAAAGTTCCGTTTGTGTTGAAGTTTGATCCGCGATCAAAGACTTCTGTCAAAGCATCTGTACCAAGGGTGTAACTTGTTCCAGAACCTGTTTTATTACCAGCTGTTACAGCAAGATAAGCCAAGAAGGCTGGGCTTGTTGTTTTAAGAACATTACCCACCATTGTGATATTTCCAGATCCAGAGTTGATCGTTGTGGCAGATGTGGTGTTAGTTGATCCGAGCGTTACAGCTTTTGCACCAGCACCTGTTCCCAAATTAACGGTAGTCGCTGTCGCATCACTAGATACACCAATTGTACCTGTTCCAGAGTTAGCTGTGATTGTTCCGTTTGTAGATGTGATTGCTAAGGCACCAGAACCTGATCGAACAGTTGTTGAAGATGTCGTATTAGTAGATCCTAATGTGACCGCTTTAACTCCTGCGCCAGTTCCGATATTGACTGTTGTTGCAGTTGCATCAGCAGAGATACCGATTGTTCCTGTTCCAGAGGCAAGTGTCATCGCACCGTTTGTAGATGTGATATTAAGAGCTCCAGATCCAGATTGTACAGTCGTTGGGGATGTAGTATTTGTAGATCCAAGTGTCACTGTTTTTACGCCAGCGCCAGTTCCGATATTGACTGTGTTTGCTGTAGCATCGGCTGAAATGCCAACTGTTCCTGTACCAGAAGCGACAGTAATCGCACCATTGGTTGATGTAATCGCAAGTATTCCTGAACCAGACTGAATTGTTGTTGGAGAAGTTGTGTTAGTTGATCCAACTGTGACAGTCTTAACACCAGCTCCAGTACCAACGTTAACTGTTGTTGCAGCAGCATCTGTAGAAATGCCGATTGTTCCTGTACCGCTATTGATTGTGATCGCGCCGTTACCTGTAGAATAACTAATTCCACCAGAACCTGATTGAAGGGCTAAAGAAGATGTTGAATTTGTTGATCCTACTGTTACAATGTTTGCGCCAGCACCTGTTGCAATATTAACTGTTTTTCCACCAGTTGAATTAGCTAGGTTAATCGTTTGAGCGCCAGTACCACCAAAAAGAGTTGCAGTTCCTACATCAGCTCCAGTACCGCCGATATTCATCGTTCCGGACGTTTGGCTAGGCCCAATAGTAATATTTTGAGCAGCAGCTGTATCAATTGTTAATGTTCCACCAGATTTTAAATTGGTAGCACCACTTGCTGTGCTTCCGATTGTTGTGACAGCAGCACCACTAGCATTGATATTAGCTGTTCCTACTTGAGTCAAAGCAGCTAATGTTGTAGTTCCAGTTACTCCTAAAGTTGTTCCAACAGTTGCAGAAGTTGTTACAGCAAGAGAGGTTCCGGAAGTTAATGTGGTAGTTGATGCAATGCTTCCTGGAGCAATAAAGGCTGAAGGAATTGAGAACGTAATAGTATTGGGTGTGCCTGTTGTTGTAATTTGATTAGCAGTTCCAAATAGATCAAGGTTACCACCAGCTGGAGTAATCGCTCCTCCGCTATCTCCAGTCAAAGTATCAACTTGAGAAGTTCCTGAGGAAGATAATGACCAAGTAGCAGAATTTGCAGCATCAGATGTTAAAACGAAAACTGTGTCATTAGTGTTATTAATCCAAATCTGTCCTATTACAAAGCCCTTAGAGCGTCCATCAGCTGTAGTAGGATCTCTTGTAGTTACAATCGGGGATGGGAATATAGCTTGTGAAGGTTGTGGGTAACCGTAAGCTTGTTGACTCTCTGTCATAAATTGACCTCTAAAGGTGGTTAAAGAATTTACTTTACATTAGCATGGATTGATAGGGTTGTCAAAATATTATTTAACAAAAAAAGAAATTTCTATGTCTTGGGAAATTCGCTCTGATATGGTATGATTTTGGGATAAATAGGAGAGTATTTATGATCTGGTCAATTGCTACAATTAGTGTTTTGATAATGTGTTGGGGAATTTATTGGAGTCTTCCACATGCAAGATAAAGAAATGACAGCTGAAGTCAATTATGAAAAAATTGGTTTATACATCTCTTTAACAATTTTATTTTTGACGCTTATGACCTTCCTATATCAATTAAAAAATGAAGAATGTTTACATAAAGAAAGAACAAGGGCTTTAGAAGTTAAAGTTGAAATTCTAGAAGGAAAGAAGACATGAATTTCGAATTAATTTTAGAGCCTGCTTTAACGATAGCATCGACAGCATTAGGAGCAATTTTAACGCCTCTTGCTGCGACTATAGGGTATTTCATGCTATTGCCAGCAGAAACAACGGCTGTTGGAATGGGAATAATTGCGCTGACGACATATTGTGATTCGAAGGCGAAAATGAAAAGAGGAATGAAATCATGATTTGGATATCTTTATTTTTAATTTGTCTTTTTGCTGGAGCTGTGGGTGGATCAATTGTTGCTAACTCAAAAAATGAAAAAGATGAAGAAGAAGAAGAAAATACCTATGATATATGGGATAAAAAAGATGAAATAATCCCATTCAAAATAAAGATTAAAGATGTTTTAAAAAAATCAGATGTCTTTTTACAATTAATTGTGAGTTCCTTCAAAGAAACTGCTAAAGAGATTAAGAAATCTAAGGTAAGGAAATAATGTATTGGGTTTGGGCTATTATTGCCATTTGGGCAGTGATGTCAGATTAATCTTCTATTTCATCTAAAGCTTCAGCAGATTTATCGCTTTCTTTTGCAAGTAAAGATTTAAATGTTTGATATGTTTTTAATGCAGATGCAACATCATTTGATTTTATAGATTTTAGCATCTGATCTGATAAGTTTTGTAACTTCGGATTGATTAGCAATTCCCTGGCAACAACACCTATAGCTTTTTGAATTCCAAGTCCTTTTAAAATCGGTAATGCAAAATTACCACTGGCTAAAGATCCAATAGCGGCGTAGATTTTCCCTTTAGTCATAAAGTTATCTAACTGATCTTTAGATAAACCTTTGGATAATTTTGCTTTTTTACTATAGAATTCGTTTAATTTTACGAAATCTTTTGCTGATTTAGGATCAATTTGTTCTAGACCTTCCATAATGGGTTTTTTCAATATTCCCAAAACAGCTTTACCACCTTCTTGTCCTTTGACAACGGCATTTATGTCTTGGTAGAAATCAATTAGATTCTTTTGAGATATCCCTCTATTCCTAAGATCTTCTACATCTTTTTCAATTAATCTAGAAAATCTAGGAGGGATTTTATTGATGACATCAGATAATTTATCATCGAAAGCAACTGCTTCAGAACCTCTTAAAAACTTCTCAGAACCTTGAGTTTTTAATAAGTCATATCCCTCACCCAGTTTATCTGAAATATTAGATATTAACTTTTCAGATTTCTTGCCCTTATCTGCTACTTTCGAAAGCATTCGAATTTTCTTTTCTGATTGAAGCAATGGGGTTATTTCTTTATCGCTAAACCCTTTTGCCCTAAGAAATTCAACAGCTTCTTTCTGGGATTTTTTTGGAAGAAATTTTCCGGTTGGAGATATGAAAGCTGAAAGTTCTGCTAAATTTTGTACTAATTCTGGGGCTCCCATTTCTTCTGCTAATTGACCTAATCCTGCACCAACCCCAACTCTTGCTAATTTAGCTAAAATGGCCTCAGGCCCTCCAACTGCAGCTACTCCCAATTTACCAGCCCTCTCAAGACCTTTTTCAATTGGGTTTTCTTGTGTAGGAAGAATTGATTCAATTGCTTGAGTTTGATGCGGGGTGACTTGATTAAGGCCTAATAAAGCTGCTACAGGATCTCGCATTGCTGCTAAATCGGCCGCACCCTTAACTATTCCCTTAATAGGAGCTGAAATTAATGATCGAGTTCGAGAAGGCCCTTGATCTTCTTCTTCAAATTTAGACCAATCAAAAGATTTCGTTGGTGAATTTGGGGCTTCTTCTTGAAATTGAGACCAATCGAATTGAGATGTCATTGAACTAATTTTCCACCAGCTTGTTGCGCTTGTATAGCTTGATTTTTAGGAATCTTTCTTATGATCCCATTTGGATCTTGCATCAAAACAAAATCTTTTTTGGATAGACTTGATTCTTTTTTTGCCGATGTGGATGGTTTTAATTCCGGGGTTTTTAGATCCAATTCTTTAGCTAATGCTTTAAGTTTCCCACGAATTGTTGCATCTCGATCATTTGGCTTAGGAAGCAAAGTTTCTGTAATATATTTGAATCTAGCATTTGACAAAGTTCCCCTACTGACCTTATCAACGAGCATGGCTTCTAATGCCCCGCTTAAAGATTCAAATTCGCCAACATCTTCTGCTGTTTTCCCACCAAATGCTTTTGCTTTTATTTTCGAACCAAGTCCAATCTTTCCTTCATCAACAATTTTTGCCATTCGGTCTAATGAATATTGACCTATTTCTTTTTGCTGTGATTCAGCTGATTCTTTTTGCTGATTTTTATAAATTGCACTTAAAGTTGGAGCTAAACCTGGATTTTGAATAGATGCAGCTAAAATTTGTTCTTGAGTAAGTTGAGGTAATTTCCCGCCTTGAATTTGTTTACCTTGATTTGTGATTTCAGCAGATTGATTCATCTTTTGGGGTTGTCCTAACCCTAAAGCATCAAATAAAGCTTTAGTCTTTTGTTGTTGTTTTTTCTCTTCTAGCATAGCACTAAGTCCTGCACCAATTCCCTGACTCAATCCTCCACCAAAAAGTTGAGCTATTGCTTGAGCCGATTGAACGCCTGGATCCGGTAATTGCTGAAATATTTGAACCATATTTAACCTAAAATGGGGATTGTTGTTGAGGCTGCGAATCTGGGAATAACCATTTTTGTGCTCCATATCCACTCAATAGACCTGCTCCTGGAGCTATTCCTTGTCCAAATGCTCCTAAAATATTTGACAATCTTCCACCACCCTGTCTTTGCATATAAGCGAATGGACTTTGGAAAGCTGAACCTAAAAATTGTCCTGGGAGTCCTAATAAACTCTGTGCGGCTCCGCCTTGTAATCCAGATCTTAAAGCTTGAAGATTCTCAGCAAGACCTGCTCCTGCTTGACCTAATGCCTGTTGAAATGCAGAAGAGCTCTGTGCGCCTGCTCCTAAGCCTGAAAACCTTTCAGCTAATCCAGGAACTATTTGCTCATTGAATTGACGCATTGCTGGAGCTTGAAATGCTTGCATTGATTCAGGACTTCCGGATAATAGATTTTGAAGGTAGTTTTGAGCTTGGCCAAAAGAACCGCCTTGTCCTAATTGTCCTTGAAGCATTTGCAAGATTTGATTTTGCAATCCTTCTTGTGGTTTAGACATTGTCGGGATTTTTTTAAGACCTGGTTTTTTAGAAGTTGCAGCGGATGCAGCACCGAAAGCTCCTGAAATTAATGCTGGAAGAAGGGTAGCAAGGATAGCGGCCATAGATTACCTATTTTTCTTTATGTTAACATTAAAAGAATTAATTGACACGCTGGTGTAG